AGGTTGTAGGTAATATGCACGGAGTGGCGAATGATATTGTAATGGCATTAAGACAAGATAAATTAATTAGCGTCGACACGACAATAAGTTGGACGGCAATAAGTGAAAAGTTTGAAGATTATTTAAGTGGCGTAACGGTAACATTTAATTTAACAACGGTAAGCGATTTTAACAACTGCGATTTTCCAATATGAGAAAACTAATTTTATTTTTATTGATTTGCATTAGTGCAAAAGTAAACGCTCAAGTATATCAGGAAATGCCGCAATACGGCTATCGTGCTAATCGTATGGCGTTTGATTCTACTTTACAGATTCCAACGGTTTGCGGTGTGCCTACAATTAAAAGCGTAGTGAAATATACAAAAAACGGAGCGATTGCTTACGATAGTTGCAATGCGGTTTTTTATACTTACAATCCTAAAACGCTAACTTGGACGGCGGTTTCTGGAGGCGGTGGCTCAACTGATACAACAAGTTTAAGCAATAGAATAAATTTAAAAGTAAATATTTCCGATACATCAAATATGCTTACAAAGTATTTGCGCAAAACAGATACGGCAAGTTTAAGCAATAGGATTAATTTAAAAGTACCTTATACAGGTGCTACGCAAGATGTAGATTTAGGAGCGTTTAAAATATCGGCTCAATCATTTCAAGTAGAAGGCACAAACGGATTAGGTCACATACATTTTAAGCATCAAAATAGCGATGCAACCGCAACAGGTCAATCAACGGTATTATACGCTAATAGCAACGGAGATTTAAAATATAAAAATGCTGGTAATTATTACTCAACTTTAAAAACTCAACAAACAGCTGATAGGGTTTATACGTTTCAAAATAAAAGTTACACGTTAGCAGATAGTAGCGATTTATCAGCTAAATTAAATACAGCTGACACATTATCATTAAGTAATAGAATTAATCTTAAATTAAATATTGCAGACACATCACTTCTACAAAGCAAATCAATTTCATCTTATACAATTTTAGCAAATAATACAAGTGCAGCTGCTAACGCAACGGCTCAAGCATTTAGAGATACATCAGGAACTTATACTGGTACTATAACATGGACAGGTGTTACCGCACCATCAGGCGCAACAAATCATTCTTACAGATTAACGCAAGTAGGTAAATGCGTTACATTACATATTGCTTTAGTGTTTGCAACTAATGGAGCAAGTTTAACAGCCGTTCAAATGACATTACCAACAGGCGCACCAACTCCAATACAGCCAACGGGTTTAACAGCCAGCATAACAAATATGTATCCTGTTTCATCTCAATTAGTAAACTCTATAAATCAATTAATATTAGGTAGTGCATCAAGAGGGTTTTTAAGAAATAATACTGCAGCAAATGGCTTTGAAATATTTGTAACATTTTCAACAGCAGCAGTTGGACAGGTTGGAGTAATTGCTCAATATTGGACAAATTAAAATATTATGGAATACATAAGACAAAAAATAGACGTAACAAATAAAGCTAATCAGATAGCTTATACAATTGTAGATACAACAGGTTGGGCATTGCCTTTAAATGAACACCCATCTATTGTTGAGCACCCTGAAATATTTGAAATAAGCCAAGATCAAATACCTGTAAACGCTCAATATCTAAAATATATTTAATGAATCAATATAACCCACCATTAACAGCTATAAGCGGATTTTGTGCTGTTATATCTTTGTCCAATATACAACCTATATTAACATTTATAGCGTCTTTAATTGCCATTATAAGTGGCGTTTATTCTATTTATAAAAAATCAAAAAAGTAAAATTATGAGTACATTTTTAAATCTTAATTCAAGCGACTTTATCAAAGGTCTTATTATGGCAGTATTGTCAACAGTAATTACCGTTGTGTATCAAACCGTTGAGGCTGGGAGTTTAGTATTTGATTGGAAAGCAATCGGCACTATGGCATTAACTTCAGCGCTTGCCTACATTATGAAAAATTTGTTTACTAATTCAAACGGTAAATTATTTGCAACTGAGCAAAACTAATATTGCAAGAGAGTATAGGATAAAATTTCCTGATTTTCCGACAGCAAAGTTGGCTCGTTTAATGTATGCAGAAAATGTATTAACATTTAAAGATGTTGAAAGTTGTAGATACGTGTTAAGGTATATTGAAGGTAAAGCGGGCAAGGTAAAAAGAGATCAATTAAAAAATAAAGATTTAGTAATGAAAAAAAGTAGGTCTTTAAATCCGTACAATTTGCCTGAATCTTATGAAGAAAAACGCGAGCCGTTTATATTGCCTACATCTTGCAACAATATTTTATTAATATCCGATTTACACATCCCTTACCATAATATTGAAGCCGTTACAATTGCTTTAGATTATGGGAAAAAAGAAAATGTAAATACTATTTTTATAAATGGAGATTTAATTGACAACCACCAAATAAGCAAATTTGAAAGCGACCCAAAGAAACGAAGTGTAAAACAGGAGTTTGACGCGACAAGAGAGTTTTTAGTTCAATTAAGAAAAGCATTTCCAAAAGCTTTAATCTACTGGCTTAAAGGTAACCATTGCATTCGTTGGGAAAAGTTTTTATATTCAAAAGTGCGCGAGATATGGAACGACGATTACTTTTTTTTAGAGGAAAGATTACAATTAAATTCAGTAGGCGTTAAAATTTTAGACGATAAGGTTTTAGTTAAGGCTGGTAAATTATCAATAACACACGGCCATCATATTTTTAAAGGAGCGTTCACGCCTGTTAATCCTTCGCGTGGAGCATTCTTAAAGGCTAAGCAGTCCTTAATTGTCGGACATCTGCATAGACCTTCACACCACCCCGAAACTGATTTAGACGGTAAGATTATTAGTTGTTGGTCCACAGGTTGTTTGTGTGAATTGCGTGCTGATTATTCGCCTTTAGTAGGTAACACGATGCACGGCTTCGCACATTTACAAATAGCAAACGACGGCGATTATACGGTAAAAAATTATTCAATTATAAAAGGTAAATTATGTTAAAAGAAATTTTAGATAATGAAATTGAATACGAAGATAAAAACGCCGAGTATATCGCGTCGGCTTATAACTCACTTGTCGCAGTTGATTTATTAGATATTGGCTTAATGGATGAAGATGAAAAACAAACAATTAAAGTAATTCAATTTCAAGCGATTAACATAATTAGCGAATGTTTAAACAATATTTATTATGAAATATTTGATATTAGCCCTGACGTTGATAACGATTTGGTCTTGTAATCCAAGCAAAAAACTTGACAAATTAAATGCAAAACACCCCGAACTTCTTGCCAAATTTTGCAAAGATAAGTTCCCTTGTGTAACATCAAAAGTTGATACGATTAAAGAAATTGAGTTTGAATACATTAACGTTGATTGTTCAGGATATGAATTAAAAGATACTGTATTTATTACTAATTATGTAAAAGGTAGTGCAGTTATAAAGTATGAAAAGAAAACGAATACAATAATTAAAACGATGCGAGACAGTGCGGAGATTGTTTTTTGTCAATTAGAATTAATTGCACTAAATAATAAATATAATCAATTAATGACTGATAATAATTTATTAAAGAATAAAGTAAGCAATAAAAATAAATGGATAACGTGGCTTATAATAGCCTTTTTATGTGCGATAATTGGTAATATATTACAAAGTAAATTTTAAAAAATGATAGCTTCACAAAATTGTATTAACTTAATAAAGTTATTTGAGGGTTATAAACCAAAGGCGTATTTATGCCCTGCTGGAGTGCCTACAATCGGCTTTGGCTCAACTATGTACACAACAGGTTTAAAGATTAAATTAGGCGATACGATTAACGAGCAACAGGGTAACGAGTTATTGATGTGGGAGTTAAAAAACAAATCAAGTGCACTTTATGGATTAAACTTAAATCAAGATCAGTTTGATTCGTGTTTGTCGTTTATTTATAATTTAGGGGTTGGAGCGTTTGCTAAATCTACACTTAGAAAAAAGATATTATTAAACCCAAATGATGCAAGTATAAAAGATGAGTTTATGAAATGGAATAAAGCGCGAGTAGGTGGGGAGTTAATGGTATTAAAAGGATTAACGCGCAGGCGAATAGCTGAAGCGGAATTATATTTTAGGGTTGGTTGATAACTCGGTGTTTCTACATCGAGTTTTTAATTTACTTTTGCAGTTCTCACTGTTTTTGTTTAGTTTGATTATCCCCTGAAAATTTCTATTTTCGGGGTTTTTTGTGTTTATTTTAAAAATTATTTTTTAGGTGTAATTCAATACTGCATTGACTTTTATCAAACCAACATAAAAAAAATAAAAAAATATTTTATTTTTATTTGGTAGAATGAAATAAAGTTGTATCTTTGATTTATCAAAACAAAATAACTAACTAAAAAACTAAACAAAATGACAACAGAAACAATGAAAATCAGAACAGAAAAAGAATTAATTAAAATGGGTTATTCGATTAATGGTGCTAAAAATTTAATTGAGAAATTTTGGAATCAAGTTTCTTACTTAAAAACAGCAAGAGAAAAAGCATTATACATAACAGCTTAACAAAATAAAACTGTGGGGGTGCGACCAATCAACGCACACTTTTTTCAAACTAAAAACTAAACAAAATGAAACAATCTACAAAAGACGCAATTACAGTAACAATCATTAAAAACTAAACAAAATGACAACAGAAACAATGAAAATCAGAACAGAAAAAGAATTAATTAAAATGGGTTATTCGATTAAT